AAAATTTGGAATTCAACTATTAGGTTCAGCTATAATGTCCGTAGGTATTTCTTTAACTATGGCTGGTATTATGGGAATGTTATATCCAGCCCCAACTCCATCCTTTGAATCCACGCCACAAGCTAATTCTTTTATGTTCTCCAGTCTCCAAAATGCTCAGGTACAAGGAGTCCCTGTCCCAGTGGGATATGGAAGATTGAGAATAGGTTCTAAAGTTATTAGTACTTCTCTGCGTCCAGAGAGGTTATCAAAAGGAGGCAAAAGATGGAACGGTATACAAGGACCTCAAACTGGCGGAGAACCAGCGGGAGGATTCTATGTAGATAATTTAAATCTGAATTTACAAGGGGAAGTATATATGAATTGGATTGGCGGAGTGGGAGAACAATTTTGGGCTGTTAGCTGGGATGATTTTAGTGTGACGCCACCCCAAACTCCTCAAAAGGAAGATTAATGGATATCAGGAAACTAGTTAATAATTTTACACTACGTACTATTGGCGGCGCGGAAGACTCAACTGAGCCAGTATTAAAACCGTATAGTGCCACTACGGATCAATTATTATTATCAAAAGAAATGTTTGATATAATTGACCTTATCAGCGAAGGCCCAATTCACGGCTTGGTTGACGCTAATGGCGCAAGTGTCAAGGGTAATAAAAATTTGTGTGGTATATATTTGGATGATACCCCTGTCAGAGTTACAAGAAAACAGGACCCAAAATATTGGACTAATGAAGTGGTGTGGGACATCCAAGATACTGGCGCAAATACAATTTCAGCCAATGATCCAGACTCTGTTGTATACGAATTAGCAAATTATGACTCCAAGATTAATGCGCTGACAGAAGATGAAGACCTGACAGAAGAAGATTATAATCAAATTTCTATTACATATAGAAATAATGAAAAGTTGAAAGGGTTTTTCCGATCATTAAAAGAAAAAAGTATCAGAAGCAGAGACCCTTTTCAGTTATATCAAACAGAAGATATTAAATTTGCTTTTATATCTCATGACCAAATAGGTTTTTCGAATTTGCCCAACGTAAATCCAAACTCGGTTGATTATGCCGTATATTATAGCGGAGCAAATGGAACAGGGGAACTCGGTAAACGATATGCTAAAAGGGGTAATCCAAATTCTAGTTATTTTGAACAATCCACCGCGGTAGAAATACCAGAACCAATTTTAAATTTACCAACAAAAGTTGGGACTTCTCAACAAAACTACGCCTCAGTTAATGGAGGTTATATTATTTTACCGCTAGCGTCGGGAGACGGTTTGGTTATAGACGGTGGTAAAGTAAAATTTTCAGTAGTAGACGGAAATTGTTTAGACCCAATTTCTGAAGGGTTGGATGGGGCGTTTTTATTTCTAAAAGCTACTACAGAAGATTTAACTAATTCATTTAATTTTGAGCAATTTGATTTATCAATGAATCTTGGCTACGAAAGCCAATCAGTTCTTCCTTTGTTTGAAGAAACAGTAAGGTCATACGACACTCCAATTAGATTATATGGACCTATAAATCCAGAAAGCTTTGTAGATAGAACTAATCCAGCGTCAAGAAATAAAATGACCCCGAGTATAATATCGGCGGCATACGAGCCAAATAGATACAGTTTTGATGCTCTGACTCCAACTAATATTTCGGCGTTTTATGGAAAAGCTACCAACATTACACAAACTTTAGCCTCGTCTTATAATTATGCTGATTGGGCAAAAAATTCTCTACTGGGAGCTATAGGATCAGATGAATCAATTTTTACCCATAATATTGATAACGAAGCGGTTATTGGAGCAAGTTTAATTATAACTATAAACGGCTTAAACGATACAGCGATAGATGGAGATAGCGCGGGCCAACCAGTGGCTACTTCAGCGGCGTTAAGGGTAGAAATAGGAATAGAAGGGGACTCGGACAGGGATGATCCTCTTTGGGAAACTTTAATAGGTTATAAATCGGTTTACGACGTTGGATTTGAGGGTTTAATTGTAGGAAGCGCGTTCAGATTTACGTTAGGGTCTCCATCTTCTCAAGGAGATAACTGGATGGCGGTTACTGAATATACTAAAAATGGGGTGACGACAACTACAGAAGGGGGGCCAAGAGCTATTGGATTGCCGCCTCCTGTGGGAGGAAGAGCGAGATATATAAGAGTTTATAGATTAACGCCAGAAACATTTTCAAGTAAAAAGGTAATAGACATGTCTCTAAATGGGATTAACGAGCATTATGCTTATAGTTTTTCATATCCATTGTCGGCGGTCGCTGGTGTGACTATTGACGCTAGAAGTTTTTCCCGTATCCCTACCAGAACCTACGACGTAAGGCTTAAAAAGGTTATGATCCCATCTAATTACTATCCTCTTGATAGCCAAGGGATGGATAGAAGAAAAATTAAACATGCCAGCAGTTATAATAATAATATAAAATTATACAATGGAGATTGGGACGGCACTTTTATACGAGCATGGACCGATAATCCAGCATGGATATTATATGACTTGTTAGTCGACCCGATTTATGGAGTAGGAAATAATATTGACGATTTAAAAGACATTGATATTTGGACTCTATACCAAATTGGAAGATATTGTGATGGAGTAAATGAGAATGGATATTATGTAGGAGTCCCAGATGGATATGGGGGATTGGAGCCGCGATTTGTATGTAACGTAGTGCTACAAAATGAAAGAGACGCTCTAGACATTATTAATAGTATTGCATCTATTTTTAGAGGAATAGCTTTTTATGGTGGAGGCTCAATGAATTTCTCCTATGATCACCTAGAAGAAAAAATTGCTATATTCAGCAATAGTAATGTAGAAGGCGGCTCTTTTCAATATTCTGATACTTTAAAATCCTCAAGATTCACCGTAGTAGAAGTCCCGTATATGGATGAGAGAAACGGGTATTTACAAAAAATAGAATCGGCAGAAGACGAAAGAGCTATACAAAAATATGGATACATCAAAAAAACGTTTGAAGGTTTTGGAATAACTACTAGAGGACAAGCTCAAAGACTTGCTCGTTATGCTTTGTTTTCAAACAATTTAGAAACTGAAATGATTTCCTTTACCGCTTCTAGGGAAGGTTTTTTTGTACAACCTAGTGATATAATCAAAATAGATGACGAGTTAAAAAATATAGATGTCGCCAACGGATATATAAATCACGTAGATTATACAAATAAATCGGTAACTACAAATTGGATACCAACTGGAGGTCTCGGCACAGGGGTTTTATTTTATACCGCAACTGGCCGATGGTCGATTCAAAACTTGTTTGATCAAGCTTATAATCAGGATTTAGATGTCTCTATAGCTGATATTAATAAATTAAAAAATACACAAATTCAGTTATTCGAAGTTTCTTCGTACGAACAAGTTTCTACATCGGTTGGAAATACTGTTGTAGGTAGTGGATTAAAAATAAATTTAAATACTGGACAAAGTAATATAAATAATTTTGATGAGGTGAAAATAGGCTCCATGTTCTCTGCCTCTTTAACGGGACGTACTGAAAATCTATATAAAATTATTGGAGTTTCTTATAACGAAAATGACACGGTAGCTATATCAGCAATAGAACATGAGCCAAGAAAATTTGCTTTGATAGAAAGCGGAATAAGGTTTGAGAAAGACGATTCGTTTTGGAGCGACAGACAATTGGACATGATGATAAATCACCCGTTACCTCCTCTAGGTTCTGAATTATTTACTGGGATTTCTGATGGCGGAATTAATTTTACTGGCACAATAACGGGGAACACAACTGGAGTTGTCGCATCAAGTTTCTTATGTAGATTAATATCTCCTGCTGGAACTTTTTACGAAGAAACTATAACAAATGACGCTTCTCCTAAATCGGTTTATTTTAATGGGATGGCGGAATTAGGAACTTATACCTTATATACGCGGTCTGTAGGACCAGCACCAAATAAACTAAAATCGACAGCAGTTACCACGTCGATAAACGTCACAGAAGAAAGCACTTATATTTATCTAGAGGTTGGAATCACTGGATTTAATTTAATGAATGGTATCGGCCAATATGATTTGGCTCAACAAACTGGGAGTTTTGATTCTTTTGGTAAAAATCTGCAACTTGGGTGGCAACTACGCGACAGATTAGGAGCAACATTATCATCAGCCGCCGCCTTTAGAACTAGAGGAAATATAAAAGTATCAGTAGATATTTTAGATAAAAACGGCAACGAAGTTACATTAGGAGTATTACAAGACGCTCAAGAAAATGGACTCACTATTTCGTCAAATACAATAGAAGGTTGGTTTGGAGGAACATACCCGCGTGACTTCCAAGTCGTTTTAAATACAACTGGAAATGGGGCCAACGATAACTCAGGTATATTAACTATATTAAACAATCCCCCAACCATTCAAAATCTGGGAATAATAGATTACTACGATGGAGTGGGAAATAATATCGAAATTAATATTAAAGGAGATATAAATGCCATTAAAGATTCGGATGGGTTTTCATTATTTACAGGTGATACTACTGGATTCCAAGGTATTGGGACTGATAATACGCTGCTTTCGAGAGCTTTCGCCAATAATATTATCCCGAAACAAAAAAGAGTTACCACATTCAAAAAAGAAGAATATCCTACATTTATAAATGGGACATTTATTGCAGACAGGTCTTTGCGTGATATTTTCTTTATAAATGGAGAACAAGTTACAGTAGAATCAAACGGTTCTTATCCATCTAATATAGCGGGAGATACGTTGTACGATTTAATTAGAGGAGATTCAATAGGCACATATTTCTCTATGGATGTGGAAAACATCCAAGGAACAGGTACTGGTATTCAAATTAATTGCCGCAC